CTATCTAAATAATCTGCATTTGTATTGATACTAATTTTTGCATTGGGTATATAATAGTTTACTAACCTACATCTTTCTAATATGTCTTCTTTATGTGATAGTGGTTCATGATATCTAGAAAAATCTATACGACCATCAAAATCTATTTTTTGTAAATCTTCACAAATTTTTTGAAACATCAATTTATCCATAAACTGTGTTTTACTTTTATCTTTTCTATTAACATCATCTCTAGATAGTGGGCAAAAATTACAGGTACGATTACAATAGTTATGAGTACCTATTTCAATAGATGTTATATTATCTTTAAATAATTTTTGTTCTTCATTCATTTAGATACTTGCCCTGGCCATTGACCTCTAGGTAAAAATGTATGTCTTACAATATCATCTTTTTGATTTCTATTTGTAACAATAATTGCTTCTATTAAATCGTAATTATTTTCTTGTGCCCAAATAACTCTTTTGTTTCCTGTATGTACACCATACCCCTCTACAAAATCACCTTCTAAATTTTTTCTAGGCCATCTTTTAGACTTCATAGGTTCCCAATAATCATCTAAGTGTACTAATATAACAGGCCACATCATGCCTACTGATTCAATACTCTCAGTAAATGGTTTCATTTTATTTTCAAGCCAGTTTCTAGGTGCTGTAACAAGTATATCTTTCACAGGAAACATCTCTGATTTTAGTTTAGGTCCTTCCTGAAAAACAAAACCAGGTACTTGATTATTTGCCTTTAGCACTTTCATAACCACACCTCGCAATATAATATGAATCAACAATATCTGTTATTGGATTAGATAATGTTTGCATGTCAAATGTTTTCATTAAATCTGTTTTTGTATCTTTACAAAAATGTTCATACATCAAATCTTTATTTGCATTACCTTTATCTGTTGCAAACTTTTTAACAATACTCGGTACGACAATATCATACCCTATTCTTTTTTCTTGTAGTGAGTATTTTAATATGCCACAGTTCTCTGCTATTTGAAATATAGCCTGACCTTTACTGCCATAAGAATATCCTTCTATATGAACAACAGTCTTGCCATTAAATAATTCCATATCACCATAACTTCTAAGTGATAGATATACCCATTTAGATATATTTGAAAATCTTTCAATAGGGTCAGACCACTCAGGATATTCTGTGCCTAATATGTTATCAAACTTTCCTATATATTTTTTCTTAGATGATAAGAAATGAAACTTACAATTCTTAAATGACATATCGCCACTTGCGATACATATTGCTGGTGAATTTAAACTATAATCAATCCCAATCGCTTTTATCTTCTTCATCTATAAATGCCTCATCTTCTAATTCGTGTCCACAAAACGGACATGTTAAAGGTGCTTGTGGACTATTAATGTCCCACCTTATTTCATACGGCGTGTCGCAATTATCACATTGTATATTCAGGTATTGATATTCAATCATAGTTTAAAATTACTAAATGTATCTTTATCTACATCTTGTTTAATTCCACCAATAACATAACTTTCTATTTCAGTTTCTTGTGGTGCATTTTGTAATGACTTAGAGTTTAACCAATGACTTACCCAAGGTAATGGATTAGTTTTCTGGTCATACTTTGCTTCTAATCCTATTGTTCTCATTCTTTTGTTTGCCATGTGTTCAACAAATCTATGTAAAAGTTTTTCTGATAAACCTATCATAGAACCTTTTGTAAGTAAATAAGTTGCCCACCTTTTTTCTTCTTCTACTGCATTATCATACATATCATAGACTTGTTGTTTTGTATCTTCTATAACTTTCAACATAACTTTATCTTGTTCATGTTCACGATAGTTATTAATAATTTTTTGTGAGATACCTAGATGTTGTGATTCATCTCTTGCAATAAAAGATATAATCTTAGCAGAACCTTCTAGTTGTTTTAGTTCACCAAAGGCAAAACTACATGCAAATGATACATAGAATCTTAAACCTTCTAATATGTTTACTGTGCATAATGCAAGCCATAATTTCTTTTTAAGTTCGTACTCATCTATATCTTGACCCATAAGTTTTCTATAACCTATGTCTATCAATTCATCATATGCCTTTGTAACTGACTTTGCTCTTTGTTCTATCTTTTCATCTTCTATTATTGTGTCAAATACTTCATCAGGATTTGGGTATAGATTTTTTATAATATATGTGTAAGACCTAGAGTGTATAGTTTCCATAAAATCCCATGTGATAAGACATGATTCTAATTCTGGTAAACTTACAAATGGTAAAAATGCAAGTGCTGGTCCACGACCTTGTACACTATCTAACATTGTTTGATATTTTAAATTAGATGTAAATATAAATTTATGTTCTTCTCTTAAATTTTGATAATCATTTCTATCTTTTTGTAAAGATACTTCTTCAGGTCTCCAGAAGAAACCTAATTGTTGTTGTGTAAGTTTATCAAATATAGGATACTTAAATGTATCATATCTTTGTACTGCTAAATCTTTACCAAAGAACATTGGTTGTTTAGTAAAGTCTAATCCTTTTTCTTTATTAAAAACGCTCTTTATATTGTGCATGATTCACACTCCTCATCTGTTAGTTCTTCTTCCTTGTATGTTGAATCATCATTTAATACATCAGGTTTATCATCTTCATCTATTTTACCATCATATGTATTTTGATAGTAAGAAGTTTTCCAACCCAATTTATAAGTAGTCAAAAGGTCTTGTGCCATTACAGATAATGGTACTTGATTTTCTTCATAGTCTTCTGGATTGTATGACCAGTTGCCTGATATTGCCTGGTCAAAATACTTCTGCATAACTGCAACGATATTTATATATCCGGTATTTCCACCCATTTCCCATAGTAAAGTATATTTACTTTTCAATGACAAGTATTGAGGTACTACTTGTTTTAAAGGTCCTTGTTTAGATTTCTTAACAGATAAAAAGTCTCTAGGTGGCTCTATGCCGTTAGTTGCATTAGAGACCACACTAGAGGATTCTGATGGCATTTGAGCCGATAGAGTGCTATGTCGGAGACCATGCTCAGTTATATCTTTCCTAAGTGATTCCCAATCTAGAGATAGTTTGCGATTTACAATCTCATCAACCTCTTTTTTGTAAGTATCAATAGGTAAGACGCCATCAGAATATTTTGTTCTGTCAAAGTATTCACATTTGCCTTTTTCTTTTGCAAGTGTATTACTTGCTTTTAATAGATAATATTGAAAGTGTTCTGTTAGTTCATCTACTGCTTCCCAAGCACCTTTTTCATCATATTTGTATCCTGTTCTCGCTAGATAATGTGCTAGACCGATATATCCAATACCTAGACTACGCCGTGCCTTTGTACTGATTTCTGCAGCTTTTACAGGGTACCCTTGATGTTCTATCACTTCATCTAAAGCTCGTACAGATAAGTCGCACAGCGTCTCCAAATCATCAAAATAGACTAGTTTACCCACATTAATTGCACTTAGTATACATAGAGCGATTTCACCCTCGCCATCAATGTGCTGTAGTGGTTCTGTTGGTAATGTAATCTCTTGACATAAGTTAGACATTCTAACTAAATCTTTAAATGATGAGTGAGTATTACAATGGTCTATATTCATAATATAGATACGACCTGTTTCTGCCCTTTCTTTTAACATAGACATAAACAATTCTTGTGCATTTATTTTCTTCTTATATACTGAAGTTTTTCTTTCAGCAGCTTCATATATCTCATCAAATTCATCTGTACCCCAATGTTCATATAATTCAGGTACTTCATGAGGTGAGAATAAAGTTATGTCTTCGTTCTTAATAAATCTTTCATAGAACAATTTAGATAGTTGTATTGAGTAATCTAATTTTCTAACTCTGTTATCATCACTACCTTTGTTGTTTTTTAAAACTAATATATCTTCTATCTCTTGGTGCCATATTGGGAAGTGTACAGTTGCACTACCACCTCTTACACCATTTTGTGTACAACATTTTACTGTCGCCTCAAATTTTTTCAAGAAAGGAATAATACCTGTATGTTGTACTTCACCACCTCTAATTCTAGAATTGATACCTCTAATACGACCTGCATTAATACCGATACCTGCCCTTTGAGCAACATATCTACCTATCGCCATGTCTGAAGAAAAAATAGATGGCAATGTATCATCACTATCTACTAATACACATGAAGCATATTGTCTTAATGGTGTTCTAACACCTGCCATAACAGGTGTAGGTATGTTAATTAAATGTTTACTAATTGCACGATAATATTTTTTAATATATGTAAGTCTAGTTTCTTTTGGGTACTTGTGAAATACAGTAGCTGCAATTAACATATACATAAACTGAGGTGTTTCGTATACTGCACCTGTACTTCTATCTTGTACTAAGTATTTGTCAATGACTTGTCTAAGACCTGCATATGTAAATTCATAATCTCTTTCATGAACAATCCATTGTTCCATTCTGTCAAAGTCTCTTTTATCATACCACTTTAATAAGTCTTTATCATAAACACCTAACTTAACACCCTTTTGTACTTGTTCGTATATGTGTGGGTGGTCCCAAAGTTTTCTGTTTAATTGTTTTCTTAGACTGAATAAAAGTAGTCGAGCTGCCACATATTGATAGTTTGGTTTTTCTAGTGATATTAAATCTGCGGCTGACTTAATTAGAATTTGTTGAATCTCTTGTGTTGATATACCATCATGAAATTGTAAACCACTATTCATCTCTACTTCTGAAGCAGATACACCTGTGATGTCTTCACATGCATGTTCTACCATTTCATGAATTTTTTCAATGTCTAAAGGAACTTTACCACGGCCATTCCTCTTGACAACATAAATTTGTTCTGTCATATTTGCACTCTCTTATAAAAATCAAGTTTAGCCGTTGCGGCCAAACCACTAAATGTATTATTATGGATGATATCAGTAATTTGTTCAGAAGTCAAGTCTGAAAGAATCATGTCATTGATATCTTTTTGTTTTAAATCATCTGGCCATATAACTAGACTGTAACCCTTGTCGATTACACTATACATGTGTTTGATGATTTCACGATTTCTTGGTTCGTTATCATATATATAAGTTATTTGGTCTTCAGGTAGAGATTTTTTTACATTTTTTAAATCTGCACCAGCAGAAGCCAAACAGTTGTCTAAAAACAGACTATCTAGAGGACCTTCTACTACTTTTATAGGTTGTAAAAAGTTTACTCTTTCTAATCCATAGACTTTTTGTTTACTCTCATCTAACTTAATCGTGATATATTTTGGTTGTTCTTTACCAAAAGCACGACCTTGAAATGCGAATAGTTTACCAGATTCATCATAGAAAGGTATAATCAATCTAGGATAATCTTTAGTAACATCTTTAAATGTTCCTGGTTTTACTCTATTGACTAATGTCATAAATCTATTACAACAATATAATAAGTCTAGTTTATCTCTAGGTATCTTTCTATCTAATACAAATTTCTTAGCAGGGTGAGTATCTTTTAAATCAGATATCTTCATACCTAAATTCAGGTCATCAAATTCTACTTTGTCAAATTTAGGTTTAAAATCTACTTCTTCTTTTTTAGGTTTCTTCTTAAATTTTTCTAGACAATATTCTGAGTATAGTTTCTGGTCTCTGTCTTTGATAAAGTTAGGCATGTTTGTGCCATGACCACAGTTATGACATTTATAAAACATGTCATTCTTGACGGCATACAAATACCCTCTTGCTTTAGTTTTATCTTTCTGAGAATCGCCACAATACGGACATCTGAAGTTAAACAGATTCTTACCTCTCTGTTTAAATTGCTCAAGGCGAACAGATAGAATATTGATATATTTTAAATCTACATAATTTGACATAACACTTGTGTTAGTATATAGTAATACTCACAAAATGTCAAGTCTGGTTGAGTAGTTAGTTTAGAACCAACCTGCTGAATTGATGATTTTTGGCATGTTTTTTGCCAGTATAAAACCTATTGCAAGAGCACCACCAATAATCAACCATCTCCATCTTTCAAGAACGGAAACTCTTCCGTCAAAGCAAGCTCGTAAGGTTTTCATTTCTAGTAGTAATCTTTTTTCGACCTGAGTAATATCTCTTTGTAAATCTCTATATACCATATCCAATTCTTCACCTCTTTCTCTGACTTTCTCAAATAAGATTTCTTCAGTTTTTTCTGATTGGGTAAGTTTCTGTTCGTGAACAGCTAACATTTGTTTTATAGATGTTGATACATCTGTTAATTTGTCGATGGCAGTATCAAGTCTGGAGTGTATTAATTCTCCATTCTTGATATCTTTTT